GCGCCACAACCTCTAGCCTGGAGTGTTACAGCTCCACCGTTTTTCATAAAACCCATTTTATTTCTAACCCTTGTAGGTAGTTTAGATAAGCCTTTGCCTTTATTGCCTGCTGGTATTGGTCTTAAATTCTTGTTACTCACTTCGCCTCCTTCTGCTTTTTTTGTGCCCTTGTATTTACCGCCTCTTTTTTTGTAAGTTCTTACCAACCAAGCATTTGCATAGGCAGACGGGTAAACGTCAAACTTTCTTTTGGCCTCTGATTTAACTCTTTGATATAAAGAAGGGTTAGCAACGTTGCTAGGTGTTTTAGATTTAGCACTACCGCCCTTGCCAAACTTAATAGTTTTCAAAGTTTTAGCTTGTTGCGCATGTGTTTTACTAGCCTTTTCTAAACCTTTTATTACTTTTTTTATCTTTTGCTTAGCCATAATTATTACCAGTTTTTACAAGACCAATATCCAGCCGTAAAGACATCCTTCTTTTTTTGGACCGCATCGCAATTATGCCTGGCCCGAAAAGATTTACGTCTTTCTGGTTGATCTTTTTTGATTGACATTTTGGGATCGCCGTATCGCACGATCTTAACTTGATCGCCTTTTTTTGCTAATACAGCAAATTTTTTGTTTTTACCTGGTGTTCTTTTTTGTTTGTTATAACCAGGAAAAGACTCGCCGCGGTAGGAAAGCCTACCGCTGGCTGATCTTTTGACATCTTTGGTCGTTGCCATAGATTAGTCGTATTTCTTGATTAACTCCAAAATAATCATGTAGCTGTCACCACTAGAGTGTCCAGTAGTTGTAAAATCGAGATCACCCGTTTTACCAGATCCAGCATTATTTGGAATCGCGGTGAATGTATCGTAATACTCATCGCCAGTTGAATCGGCTGGTAAACCAATAGCTAATACGTTTGTACTTGCATCAAAATCTATTTTTACCGACATGCCGACACAGGACCACCATATTCTTTGAATATGTACTTCTGTGCATGCTTGTCCTTTTGTATTAGATCCCAAAGCAGAAACGTCTACTTTCTTTACAGCAGATTCACCCGTGCCGTCTGATACGTTAGTGAACCGCAAAACAGCAGTTCTTTCACCATCTTGAATGGTTTGAGAGGTTACTGCGTCTGCCATTTTATCTCTCTACGATAGCTGTAATGTAATCGATAGTCATGGTTTTGGCCGCGGCCTCACCGTTTTGAATACCGAATGATACAGTTAATTCTTCGTTATCTGGTAGATTTGTGTTTACAACACCTACTGGCTCTGCGTTATTAACAGAGTAATGAACCAATGCTGTATCTGGATCTACAAAGAAAGCAACAGTAACAAAAGTGTCGTCTGCCATTGTGTGAATCGCAGTTGTATCTGTTGATGTGCTGTCTTTTTCAACGATAAAGTCAAGGTTTGTATCACCGTCGTCTTTAATGAAGAAAATACCGTCTGATACCGCTAATGGGGTAGTGTCGGTAATTTGTAGGCCCATAACAAAGTCAGACTGAGTTGCGTCACTAACTTTAAACCTAGCTGAAAAATAAGCTCTTTTTGAACCGTCAATTAAGAAAGACTCACCCTTTAAGTTGAAAAAGTCATGGTCATTATCGCCAGCCGCGTTAGTAATTAAAAACTGGCCACCAGCTCCAGAAGTTATTGCCTCTGTTGCGGATCCTGTGCCATCCTCGGTTGTTGTGATTGTCCAATCACCACTGTTGTAGGTCATAAAATCATTGAAATAACCATAGTGTGTTTGGTCAGAAGGTAAAGGCACAAACATCGGTTGATCTTTTTTTGCCTTGGTTGCAACGGTGTTACCCGCCCATTGTATTTGGTTTTGAAAATGTGGATTAGCCATTATGAACTCCTTTGTTTGTATTAATGGAAAGCGGCAAGCCGCCCCTCATCAAGCTAATTAATATTGTTAGTTAGATACTACACCCAAGGAATTACTTTAGCAAGTGAAGTGAGTCTAAAATATCAAGCGTATCTTTAGGATCTTTGTGCAATATACCAATGCCGCCAGCCTCCTCCCAGTGCTCAATGTTAGACTTTTTATCATCGACCAGGACATGGTTTGGCCTAGCAAATATCTTCTTATCTTTACCCTTCAAAGTAGATGATACAACGACACTCGGACAAACGTATTGTCTGATCCACTCAGTCTTATCTGCAACCACTAAAGGCCTATTGATTAAACCAGAGCAAGTAAGGATCTCCCAGGGCAGGTTAGAATCTTTTACCCAGGCAATTAGATCTAACGCTCCTGGCATGTAAGGCAAGTTTCTAAATAACCTTTTGTTAGTAAACTCAACCTTGCGATGATCGTAAGTTTGCTCGTTCCACAGTGGCCCGTTAAGAAAGTCTGGGCCCTGGACACCTGCGACGAAGTCAGCTAAGACTCCGTCCATGTCCAGGTATATTTTACCTATTGCCACTATGCCGCCTCCACAAATTTTTGAGCCTCTTTCCAACCTTCTCTATAAGTAATAGCTTGCTCTGGATCTATAAAAAAACCCTCTGCATCAAGCCACTTACAAAGTTGATTTGGTGTGCAACCCCAACCTTCACATAAATACATTATTTCCTTATACCACATGACATAATTACCTTCGCTAACACCCATGTCGCCCTTGTTATAAGGCGGTATATAGTAATCACCGTCTAAATCTATTTTTGGTTTAAATTCATATTCCACTACGCCACCTCCTTAGTAACTGTAACAAACTCAAGACCATGCGTTGAAACATAATTATGAAAGGCTTTTCTAGCCTCTCTTTCGTTATCATAAGTGCGATTAAAGATAATATTCGTATGTTTATCTTTAATTGTTAAAACATATCTTTCTTCCATTATGCTATCCCCGCATATTCAGCTAGTGTCTTGTCTGGATTCCAAGAGGTATCCCTTTCAATTTTTAAACCAAAGGGCAATTTTAAGTCCTCAAGTTCTTTCAAACTTACATAACCTAACTCTGGATAACCTAGGTCGCAAAGACCAAACATAAGGCCAGTGCTCTCGTCGTACTCACTGATTAGCCAAGTGCCTACGCCAGCTGGGTTAAATAACTTCAACCATGGTTTATCAACATATCCATCGCCAACATTTTTCGCTAGTTTATTAGCAATTTCTTTAGTAATTAATTTCACTACGCCACCTCCTCTACTTTAAGTTTAAATTTACCAATAACAATCTCGTTTTTATCACTGTCGATATAACAACCACCTTCTGAAAACCAACTATAAGTTTTTGTAAAATCAATAGGATTATGCATATCGTTTTTCATTAGATTGTCATAAACATTTTCCATGAATTCTTTAGCATCCATTACGCCACCTCCTTGTCGTTGTAAATAAAACCGTCAATATCAAAGTTGTCGATAACAACAGTTTCACCATGTGTTTTGTAAAGAGTGCCCTCGTCCATTGGGCCAAGTGGAACCAAAAACCAGTATTTGTTTTTGTTGCCGTCATAAATTACGTCGCCACTAGAAGTAGACCTTAAACCCATAACCTCGCCAGTTTTTTTGTTTATCGGCAAATCAGCGGTGACTTTAATCCTTGGATCATAGTCATCGTTGACGATCTTTTTACCGTCATACTCAAACTCTGGGCCCCTAGACCAAGAGCCGTCAATGTTGTTGGTTAATCCAAAAGCCTCTCTGATTGTATTGACATCAACCTCAGCAACTTTTGTATAACCCTTGGTGTTATCACCAAACTCGTTTGCATGAAATACTTTTATCATTTTTCCTCCGTTTTGATTATTGAATACATTTCCCATATACCTAATATACTAAATATTGCAAAAATGTGCAATATTTTACACTTATTATTTTTAATTAATTTAGGCCAAAAAAAAGGGCCCTGGTGGGCCCTTAATTTGAAATACTTGAGTTATAAACGGTATTTCAGTCGTTCTATTTACGCACCTTGTGATCCGAAGATTCCTCTCCAATCAGAGAAACCAAATGAATATCTTTCACGCGCTTTGTAACGGATGTTACCAGTTGAGAAATCTGGTTCCATGGATGTTTCCATGCCAGTTCTCTGGAACATTTTAAGGCCATCGCCCATTGCTGTTACAGAAGTTAAGATGAAGTATGCGTCTGGATCATTCAGATAATGGTTTACTGAATAGCCGCCAGGAAGAACACCTGTGTTCTTAATAGCGTTCAAGTCATTATCAGAAGTTCCAGTTCTACCTGGAGAATTAAGAATTCTGTCAGCAACAAATACTAATTGTGGTGGCACGATTAGTTTGTCAGCTTGAACAGAGATTGTTAATCCCTTGTCATCTGTGAAAGTTGAGATACTAATTAGATCGTCCTCTAATGAAGTTTCATTAAGGTCGGCCATAGTTGTTTGTCTATTTGCCGCAGTACCACCACCCGCTAATGGGTGAGCAGTGTTAATTAATGAAACACCGTCTCCGCCAGTAAAACTGGATGAGAAAGCATTATTGAGAACGTCCGCACCTTTAACCTCTTTGGTATGAGCCATAGATTTTGCTAGTGCTTTAACGTATCTTTTCCCGAGTGAGTCGTAAAGGTTATCCTCAACAGCCTCTTCTGTTAGAGCAAACGCTAACGCCACTGTATCGTGGGTGTAACGTGCACTGAAACTTTCAGACGCGTTGTCAAAGACTACTCCTTGACCTTCGGTTTTAGTCGGCGCAGATCCGAATCCAGTAATTAATACTTCTTCTTCAAAGGCACGGTTGGAATCTTCAATAGTGAAGATCTCTTCGTATTCACGATCGTATTCATCATAGTTAAGACCAAATAATGAATTCAGACCTGGTTCTAGCTCTTTAGCTAGTTGAGCTCTTGATATTGCCATTATTTACTCCTTACGCTAGGCCAGCACCTTTCTGCCCCATGATGTGGTTTTGAATCACACAAAGAACATTGGTGTTGCTTGATGCTACGTCATCGTTATCGGGATCCTGGGAGATATCAATCGCCTTGAGAGGTAACGTTGCGGTCGTAGCACCGGTTGTTACGTCTAGTTCAAGGTTTGACCTTCCAGACTTAGTATCGCCAACAGGTGAACCATCAACAATGTCGAAGTTACCGAACAGATCAGCTACAGGAAATGTATCATCTGCTTGGACCTCAAACACTACGTTTGGATCATCTATTACGCTTGCGATTATATCACTAGCAGAAATACTGCCAGGATATGTGTTTTTGAAAACTTGCTCGCCTGTGGTTGGATCAGTGTATTGAACACCGTTAAACACTCCGACAATCGGAACAGTACCAGTTGCGGTATGTCTACCAATTACACCAGCTGTCAACTGAGTTACTAAATCGCCTTGAAAGATTGGAGTTGTAGCTCCACTTGCGATTCTGTATCTTGATTGACCACCAGAGTATGGTGCTCCACCCATCATACGAACAGGCTTGCATCCAAATGCGCTATCACTATTAGCCATTTTTAGCTCCTATTATATGTTGTTACTTTTTCCCAAAAGTAACATTAGACTCCCTTTTTGAATCATACTGCACATAACGGCTATCTTTACGCGACTCATTGAACATGTTGTTATCCAGTGCCTCACGTTTTTTAGCTGTTTGACCTTCATAATAAGCATTACGCTCATTCTTGGTTTCTACAGGAATCTTCGCTAAGAGTAGTCCATCGTTATAAACAATGCCAGCGTGTCTGCCTTCTTCCATAGTAGGTAAGACAAATTCTGTGGGTAAGTCAGTACCTCTTACGAGTTCCCAACCTTCCCTTAGTCTTTTACTTACGTTACTTCTATCCTCTTGGCCCAGCATGGATTCTCTTATCCAACGATATTCATATCCTTCTGGTGGGGTAGGGGTTTCTAGCTTTCTAACCGGCCTCCATGGTTGTCTACGAGTAGTATTAGCGTGACTCTCGGATTCACGGGATTGTCTGGTTGTAGTTACTTTTTCTTCGTTCATTTTGCCTCCCTGTTGGCTATTTTTTGTTTTTCTTTAGCAACAGATTTCAACCACGCATCTTCTGTCATGTTGTGTGGTTTTAATCCTCTGAGACGCTCAACTTCCGATTTAGAGAAAGTTACACCGTTCTTTTTGCCTTGTGTTTTCTGTCGACCTCCCACAGAGGTTGAGGCGACTCTTTGCACAGCGGGTCTACCTTCTGATTGCTCGACATTACCAGATTGTTGAAGATCTGGATAAACTTTATAAACACGACTATTGAGCTGGTCATAATATTCTTGTGAGTCAGCCTCATAACCTTCGTTTATTAAATTAAAGTGTGTGAAATACGCAAATTGCGTAGCTTGTTGATTGGTTGGGTCCGAATCATCGCCATACCAAGAGTTTTGTGAGTGCCATTCTTTGGCCTCTCTTGAAGGTTCTGCTTGGACCTGTGGTTGCGCAACTTGGTCTTGTTGTTGCACAGGTTGTGGGTTCTGAAACGTTTGTTGATCTGCTTGTTGCTTTGCAATTTTAAGTTTTTCTTTTTGAATGCTTAAATCACTTTTTAACGTATCAGCTTTACTTATTAACTCAGCGTCGTTTGATTGTATAGCTTTTTTGTATAAATCATCGGCCTGCTGTTGTTTAGCCTCCAAAGCCTCTTCTTCTTTAACCAAAAGCTGGGCCTTAGTTTCTTGTGCTTGTTTTAACATGCTTGCTGTTTCCATTTCTTTTTGGGCCAGCATTTGCTCTAACCTAGCCGCTTTTTCCTCTGCGGCTCTGTTGCGCTCATTCAGCTTGTTAATTCTTTTTGATACACCTTTTGTGTAATTTTCTAATTCATCGTCTGTGGAAACAGCCTCAGATTTAGTTTCTTCGGTTTCCGGTTGATCCACTACCTCTACTTCTAACTCTTCAACCTCTGGCTGAACAGCTTGAGTATTTTCTTGTTCACTCATCATAAACTCACTATGTCATCTGGATTGAGAATGGTGGCTATAACTTCATCATCATTGATGATTCTAACCTCCGCACCATCTTCAAGTTTAAACCTAGAGCCAGAGTAGCGCCCTATTAAAACCCATTGTTTTTCTTCGCACCATGGCTTATCGCCATATCTTGCTTTGTCGTTGTAACACTGAGGGCCCATTTTAACGACATAAGCAACGACGGTCGCTAGGGCCTCGCGATTAACTGTTTCTTTTGCTAATACAATACCACCTTTAGTTTTTGCTTTGCCCGCATACGGGAGAACCAACATTCTCCATCCTGTTGGTTGTGGCATGCGGTCTAAAAGGGATTTGTCTAAGAGTTCTGGATCCAAAATTCTGTCATCCGGATCTATGTAAGCGTCTGCTACTTTTTTTGTTTCTGCCATTATCAACCTTTATATATGTCACTAAGTTCGTTTGCAATATAGTATAAAGCACTAAGCTCTCCTTGCAAATATTTATAATGTTCAATATCTTTTAAGCCACCAGACATTAAAGTTTCTTGAATTTGCTTTTCGCGATTTTCAATCAACTTTTTAACTCTATCGAGCAGATCTATATCGTCCATTACTTTTTACTTTTTGATCCGGCTGGTCGTCCTTTCTTTTTGGCTGTTGTTTTTTTGGCTGGTGTTTTTTTAGCTGTTGATTTTTTCGGTGCAACTTTTTTTGTTGTTGCTTTTTTTGGTGTAGCTTTAGGTTTAGGCTCCTCTTTTACTACTGGCACTGGATCTGGAACAACCCCACCTGCCTCAATAATTTTAAGTTTTGCCGCTATCCTGGCGTCACTTGCCTCTTTTTTAGCTTTAGCATCCATAACAGCTCTAGCATTTGCCTGCATTTCCTTGGCGCGTTCCTTTGCTTTCGCATGTTTTAGCTTTTGAACGGCATCTAATTTATAAGATGTTGTCATTTTATCTCCTAAGTTTGGTTTCTAACTCTAGCAATTTTAGATCTGCATTTTGCTTTAATCTATCTATAGCTAATTCGAGTTTATCATCCGCAATCGTTTTTTGCACATCAATACGTTGTTTTTGTAAATCTGCATCTAATAATTTTTCCTGTGCTCTTTGCTCTTGTTTTGCAACAAATTTGTTAGCGTCAAGATCTAACTCTTTATCTTTGAGTGCTAACTCTGTTTTTCTGATTTCCACAAGAGGATCTTCACCAGACCCCTGGCCTATGGATTGGAGAAAATTATTGGTAAGTTCAGCCATAATTGGGGCACTGAATTGGTCGAGTATCATTTGTATTTGCTCCCCGATTTGTTGAGCCTCTTGTGGAGTGACTTGTTGCATTTGCATTTGAATCTCTTGTATTCGTAATTGTGTTTCTTCTGGGATCTGCTCTACAGCCAACTGAGCTGATAAAAATTGAAGATGTTGCATGCAATGACTAATAATTAAAGACTGAATTTGTGGGTTTTCTTGAACAACACTTGTCAAAAATAAACTTCTATGAGCCTCAACGTGTGCTTGATGATTTTGTTGCTCAAAGGCCTGTGCTGGTTGACCAAGTAAAAGACCAGAGTTTTCAATACCTGCATCAATAGGCCTTGGAGTCATATCTGGCGGTGGTTGCAATAAATTATCAACGTTATCAACACCTAAAGCGGAGTACATTCTACGGTAAGCCTCATATATCCCCATGGGCCCGTGAACTTCTGGAGCAGATTGAACCATTTGTAGTAACTCTTGTGCCAGGGTAACTCGTTGGCTTTGTGAAAATATGTTTGGATCTGATACCGGTATTACGTCGATTCTACCGTCAAAGTCCTGGCTTTTTATTTCTTGTGATCCAGAACCAACAGCAAACTCATAAACAGGCGGTAAATACTCAGCAAAAACCTTAGAAAGTATCTGAAACTCTATTTTTTGTGCGTAATGTAACCGTTTGTGAATTGCGGACATAACTTTTGTTCCGCGTTCCAGTAAAGCCACTGTAGTCCCTACAGGCATTGCTTGGTTCATGTCGCCTACGTTCATATCAGCTATTGCCGTAAAACGCTTACCAGAGTCTACAAGTAAACCTAATAATTGCATCAATACACTACTTGGTTCTTTTATTGGTAAAGGTATTAAGTTTTCTCTCAGAGAGCCACCTGTGGTGTCTATATCTCTAAATTCTCCTGGTTGTAGTGGCTCATCCTCATCCCGTATGCGCATGCCTCTTGCTTTAAAACCAGCAGGTAGATTGGCTAACGTGCCGCTATCTATAAGCTGTCTTAATATTGATGTTGATGCTTTTGACAACCCACCAATCATGTGAGATAGGCCTAAACCATAAAAACCTAGGCCTGGTAAAAACTTATACTGTACGAAGTAATTAATTTTGTTTTTAAGAGGATCTGTTTCTAAATAGTTTCTTCTTATTGATAAAACAGTTGATGAGTCCTCATCTATAGTGATTATGTATGGTAATTTTAAACCTGTAGGCTGTCCTTCTGCATCAAGATCTTCAAAACCCTCGATATCTAATACAGTGTGAATTTCGTAAATAGTTCTATTACGATCTTCTTTATAACTAGGCTCTACCCCTTGAATGTCATCAATCGCTTTTTCTATTTCTGATTCAGAGTCGTAAGTTTCATCATTTATTTCAACGTTTGCATAAAAACCAGTTAATTGTTGTTTCTTAACTTCATTCAAAGACATGCTGATTGCATGTGTAATTCTCTCTGCTGAGCTGATATCTGAGGCCTCGTAAGGCACTATTAGATCTTCGGGCGGTATAAACTTAGATACTGCTTTGCCTGTAACGCTATCAAAATATACTTTTTTGAAAGCAGATCCAGCCAAAGGTAGATAAAACAGTAACATATCTAACTCTGGATCATAATCACTCATTACATTCATAATGTAATAGTTCATAAATTCTTGTACTCTTTCCGCTTGATCCTCGGTTTCTATTGTCCTGGCACCAATAATTTCTGTCTTGACTGGGCCTTTAGGCGGCAACATTTCTTTATAAGCCTGGGCCTGGAATTGTGTTACGGCCTCTGCGAGTATTGGATGTATCACTCCAGAGGATCCTTCAAAGGGTTGTGATCTTGATTCGTCAAACTTCATACCAAGGTATTTAAGGCCATCGGTATAAGTCCTTTCCCATTCTGATCTTGATTGTTTGTCAGATTTTATTGAGCTTAAAAGATCTGAGGATATTTTTTGTAAAGTGGATTCATCTATGAAATCAACTAAGTTAGCGTTGAAATTCATAAGCGGAGGCTCTGGTTCTAATATTTCTTCATCTATTAAGACCTGTTCTTCATCAACCAATATCTGTGCGGCATTAGCTATCTGGTCATTTCTGCTTTCCTCCGGAAAAACCTCCACAGCAGAAGATTGATTTTTAATATCGGGTGAGTTTTCTGCGTCTAATACCTTTTCTATTGCCATATTTAATGTATTACCTTCGGCTCAACATCCATTTCATAAGCCTGTATTATGTCTTGTAATTCACCCATAACTTCTAAACCTTGTGACTCAGCGATTAACTCGGCATTGTCCATATTATCTGCATGAATATTAGGTCCAGCAAATTCTTTGCCGTCATGGATAAATTTAGTTATATATATCTTCATCAATAATATACCTGTCTGTTAGATTTTAAAAGTCTAACCTCGTCTTGGTAATCTTCTTCAAGAGAAACAAAGCCCCCTTGTCTAAATCTCATCAAAGCCATTGTAGCACTATCGCAATAGTCATCATAATCACCAAAAGGGAAACTGGCCATTTCTTCTATAACTTCATCGGCAAAATCATGCTCCGGGGCCCAGACCATACCGGACTCAAAAATTGGTGCTACAGAGTTCATTCTGGCTATTTTATCTTGGCCTCGGCTCGGACTGTAAGAAGTAACAGGTATACCCATCCTTCTTAATTCGTGTGTGAGTGGTGTTCCAGAGGCTTTTGCCTCAATCAAAACACAATCTGGTTTCCAATATCTATACTCTTCCATAGCCAATCTTTTTAATTCCGGGAAGTCTACTCGGACTCGTTTTGCATCTAATAAAATAATTGCATCGGCCGTTTCGTCGCCAGCATTAAATATAGCCCAGGTTGTTATCGCTGAATAGTCAGCAGTTTCTTTTTTAGAAAAAGCTGTATCATAGCTTTGTATGACGTATGAGTAAGGTGGTATATCTTCGTATTCCCATCTACGCCACCACTCTCTTTTTACGATAGATCCTTCTTCTGCTGTCGGGTTTTGCATCCATTGTGAGTTCCATTTACTTACGGGCAAAGAGGCTTTTACTCCTAGTAATTCTTCCTTTTTCCAAAACTCTGGCCAAAGAGGTTTTTCCGAATCTGGCATAATTGCTGGAAACTCAACGACATCCCACTGGTCAGCGTTATCTTCACCCTGTTTTTGTAAAACTTTTCCAACCAGGTCTTTTGTAGACCACCTCGTCATAACTATGACTATGATTCCTCCTGGTTGTAAACGTTGCCTAGGTCCAGAGGTGTACCAATCGTAAGCGCTTTCTAAGGCTTTTGGAGATAGTGCGTCTTGTTCGGAGTGCGGATCATCAATGACTAATAAGTCAGCACCACGTCCAGTAATCGCACCACCTACACCAGCGGCAAAGAATTCACCGTCCTGGTTACTTGTCCATCTACCTGCCGATTTGTTATCTGCTTGTAGTTTAGTATCTGGAAAAACATGCTGGTATTCCTCACTGTCAATAATGTTTCTTACCTTACGACCAAAGCGCACTGCTAATTCAGCTGTGTGTGTTGTTTGAATTATTTTTAAATTACCTCTACGACCCATCATCCATGCAGGAAAAAAGGTGGAGGCAAACTCAGATTTAGAGTGTCTAGGTGGTAGGCAAACTATTAATCTTTTTAATTTACCGTCCGCTATTTTGTTAAATTTATCTGCAATAATTTTATGATGTCGGCCTTCAATAAACTCGGGCCACATGTGTTTAACAAAACCCATAAAATCTTTTTGACAAGCATCTTGCTTATCTAACTGCTCATATCGATTTAATAAAGCTACAGCCTCCGCTTTGTCTTGTTCAGACAATATATCGAAATCTTTTAGGGAAACATCACTCATATTTATAAAGGCGGGCCAGGTAATTAGGTAGTGACATAGTAATCACCCAACCCTAAACGCTCATGCGTCTAAGGAAAGTATAATGTAATTTTGTTTCGTGTTATACCTCATGCCAGGCGGAATTGCCTTCAAATAACATAGATTC